CAGTTGAACTAGCACAAGACTTGAAAGCAATCCACGGATTAGATGCCGAGTCTGAACTAGCAAACATTCTCTCAACAGAGATCCTCGCTGAAATCAACCGTGAGGTTGTACGTACTGTTTACCGTGGTGCTAAGCCAGGTGCTCAGGCAAACGTTGCCAACGCAGGTGTATTCGACCTTGACGTTGACTCCAACGGAAGATGGTCAGTTGAGAAATTCAAAGGTCTTCTATTCCAGATAGAAAGAGATGCCAACGCAATCGCACAGGAAACTCGTCGCGGGAAGGGCAATGTTATCATCACATCTGCTGATGTAGCATCTGCACTTGCTATGAGTGGCGTTCTTGACTACGATTCTGGTATTAAGGGTGCTGTTGGTGGAATCGGCGAAGTCGATGACACAGGCAACACATTCGTTGGTACACTCAACGGACGCTTCAAGGTCTATATCGACCCTTACTCAGCAAACGTAAGTTCTGATCAGTACTACGTTGTTGGTTATAAAGGATCCAACGCATATGACGCTGGTTTATTCTACTGTCCTTATGTACCTCTCCAGATGTACAGAGCGATAGGTCAGGATACATTCCAACCACGTATCGGGTTTAAGACTCGTTACGGAATGGTTCTTAACCCATTTGCTAAGGGACTAACTGCACTTTCAGATTCCGATCCACAAGCTGCAGGTAACCTCAACGCTAACGCCTACTACAGACGTGTAAGAGTTGCAAACCTAATGTGATCCAACTGGATATACATTCTTTCAAAGAGACCCTACGGGGTCTCTTTTTTTGTCTAGGTATAAATTCGTAGGCATTTCTTTTTATTAAAATGTATCGGTAAATACGGTCCTTATTTGCATACATAATAGTAGAATAGGAGAAACAAGATGAACCCAAACTTCTTTGTTATTGTTTGTTCAACCTAAATGGAGGTGCATCATGCACAACATAGTCTCACAGAATCAACTAGGCAGTTGGAATCGTATCGATAGTAGTATGAGAACTTTAAGCGAACACGACGCTGATATAAATCCGATCGACGATTATTTTGAATGTCTTATTGAGTGTGAAGACTTACCCGCTTCATGCAAACGCATATGTAAAACCGTATTGGAATAGAACTATGCACTGAAAACTTAATAGTTTGAGAGGGTCTAAATAATATGACCCTCTTTTTTTATGCATGGATGCTATCACGGGTTTTCTTCATGAGTATTTGAGTACCTTTGATGCTAATGAGATAACGAAGATTAAAGATTGGGATTACAATTACTTTGGTGTACCTGACTTCCATCGAAAGGTCATGTACAAAGAAGGGCAGTTCCAATGTGAGTTATTGAACTGGCCACCTCATGCAATAATTCCAGAGCATGTCCATCCAGACATAGACAGTTACGAAGTTTATATACGTGGTAAGATTGGATTCAGTCATGATGGATATTGGATAGATAACCACCCAGAGGTGAAAGAGATATGTAAGTTTGTCCATGACTACTTTACCCTACGTGTATACCATGATGATATACATGGAGCATTCATGGGAGATGATCGTTCAATGTTTATGTCAGTGCAACACTGGCAGAACGGTGTTAAACCTAGCACTGTTGGTGAGAACTACATAGGAGCTGTTGATGGTGTACTAGGTGATGGATATAATATTGATGATGTAGAAGGACAGAGCACTAGAGGTAAGAACAAATCTTTATCTTTCCTTGATGCAGCACATAAAGAAACAGAGATGCCAGACTTTAGTGACATGAGATTCCAGATCTTTGACAAGATACGTGATCCTGAAAAATTTTGGCTAGGATAAATAATACGGAGACCTGCGTGAACTAATGGCTAACCAAGGAGTATTCTCACCAACCAATCAAAACTTTTTATCTCCTGTAGGTTTTAAGTTCCTTTTGAGTAGAACGCCCAATGTAGATTTTTTCTGCCAATCGGCTTCTATTCCTGACATCAGTATTGGTGTAAGAGATATAACAACACCAGTAAAGGACTATCAAATTCCTGGTGATAAGATGACTTTCGGTGATCTTAATTTAAAATTTCTAGTTAATGAAACTCTTGACAACTACTATGAAGTCTATAAGTGGTTGAGGGGGCTTAGTAGTCCTAAGACTCCAGTCGAGATGTATCAGTACCTAGACAAGGAAGTAGATGAGAAGGGTAGACCTGATAGATTTGATAAGACAATGAGCGATGCTCGTCTTCTGATTCTAAACAGCAACTATAACGCAACGTCTATCATTAACTTCTACAATATATTTCCAACTAGTTTAACTACATTGGAATTCGATGCATCTGCTACGGACATCAATTACTTCACAGCAGACGTTAACTTCAAGTATACACTGTACGAGATCACAGATAGTAAAGGGATTAAAGTATGAATCTAGACACCTTGAATGACATGTGGGAGAAAGACTCACAATTAAACGATGAAAAATTAGATCATGACAGTTTAGAGATACCCAGATTACATGCTAAATATTTAAGACTTTACAACACATTCACCACCCTTCGGGATCAAGGTGAACTAGATGTAAAGCGCACTTACAAAGATAAGTGGGAGTACTACACAGGCAAATCGGAGAAACCTTTTCACCTTAAACTTCTCAAACCAGATGTAGCAATATATTTGGATGCAGACGAAGAATATCAAAAATCCGTACTAAAGCTGAAGTACTATAACCAAATGGTCGAGGCATTGAAAGCAATTCTACAAGCGATCAATAACCGTTCATTCTATATTAAGAACGCGATTGAATTCGCTAAGTTCCTGAAAGGTTATGAAATCTAATGTTATTATTCAAAAGAAGAACGAAGTATATCTGACAGTTGAATGTGAACCTCATGTAGGTCACGAGCTAGCAGATGAGTTTACTTTTGAGGTGCCTCAAGCCAAGTTCATGTCAGCGTACAAGAAGAGGTTTTGGGATGGAAAAATCAAGTTATTCTCCCCAGGTACAGGCGAGATTTATGTTGGTCTTCTCCCTTATATTACTTCGTTTTGCGAAGAAAGGGGGTACGAAATCATCCATCGGGACAACGAATTTTATGGACTTCCATCGACGGTGGATGAGTTCATTACGCCCGAAGGAGTAGGTGAGTTCGTTAAGTCATTGAATCTGCCACACAAGGTAAGGGACTATCAGTACAAGGGTATCTACGAAGCCCTACGTAATAAGCGTAAGTTACTATTGTCACCTACAGGATCTGGCAAGTCCTTAATGATATATGCACTTACTAGATTTTTTGAGAAGAAGGATTTAAAGACACTCATAGTAGTTCCTACTACATCACTCGTCGAACAGATGTATAAGGACTTTGAAGACTATGGATGGAACTCAGAGTTTCATTGTCACAAAGTATATGCAGGAGCATCTCCTAACTCCAAGAAGAATGTTGTCATAACTACATGGCAGTCAGTATATAAATTACCTAAAAACTATTTCAATGACTTTGGTGCTATCATAGGAGATGAAGCACATCTATTCAAAGCTAAGTCATTGACCAATATAATGAATAAACTATATGACTGTAAGTATCGCGTAGGGTTCACAGGTACCTTAGATGGTACTCAGACTAATCGTTTAGTACTAGAGGGTGTCTTCGGTACGGTTGATAGGGTTACTAAGACAGAGAGGCTTATTGAACAGGGTCATCTCTCTGAGTTTGAGATTAAAGTACTAGTACTCAAACATCCACCACAATCATTTGATACCTATCAGCAAGAGATGGATTATCTTGTTGAGCATGAGGGAAGGAATAGATTCATTCGCAACTTAGTTTGTGATTTGTCTGGGAACACACTTGTCCTGTTCAACTACGTTGAACGGCATGGTATGCCATTATTTGAGTTGATAAATAATAAGGTAGGGAAAGACCGCTTGGTCTTTTTAGTCCATGGAGGAGTGGAAACAGATGACAGAGAAAAGACTAGACAGATCGCTGAAACTACGCAAGATTCAATCATTGTTGCCAGCTATGGGACTTTTAGTACTGGTATCAATATCAGGAATCTTCATAACATCGTGTTCGCAAGCCCCTCAAAGTCCAGAATTAGAAATCTCCAATCCATTGGCAGAGTCCTCAGAAGGGGAGTAGATAAAAAGAAAGCAGTGCTCTATGACATTGCAGACAACATATCTAAAGGAGCACAAAGAAACTATACATTGAACCATCTTGTAGAACGTGTGAAAATATACAATGAAGAAAACTTTAACTATGAGTTCATCGATGTCAGAATCGGAAAGTAAAATGGAAAGACCAGAATTTCTCGCCGCTATAAAATTAGTATCGGGTGAGGAAATTCTTGCTGTCTCTACCCATGTACATGATGAAAATGGCGACTATATAATTGTGGAGAACCCTATAGAGGTTGAAGAGGTCACACTACAAGGTAATAAGCAGGGAGCAAAAGTTTCTCCATGGATGAAATTTTCACGCGAGGAACAATTTATAATTCCTAAAGATAAAGTTATTACTGTTGTCGAAGTTGATACTGAGGTTCAAATATTCTATGCAATGTCTTTAAGGAGACTTAATGGTGACACCATTACAGATGCAGGAAGAATATCTACAGTAGAAGAAGCTCGTATACAACTCAATAAGATATTTAATAAAGGCTAACCCCTTCTGACCTCGCACACTCGTATTGTACAGGGATTTCATAACCTTGTCAAGCCCCCATTGACATTGTGGTGGTTTTGATATAAAATATATGTACACAACCATAAACACATGGCAGTTAGAAAGAAGGTACAGAGTGAGCATTATGTAAATAATAAAGAGTTCCTAGAAGCACTTGTTATTTTCAAAAAGAAGTGTGCTGAAGCGAAGGAAGCGGGTACACCCCGACCCCGCATTAGTAATTACATCGGGGAATGCTTTTTAAAGATTGCTACTCATCTATCATACAAACCAAACTTTGTCAATTACATGTTCCGAGAGGATATGATATGTGATGGCATTGAGAACTGTGTACAATACATAGAGAATTTTAATCCAGCAAAGTCGAACAATCCCTTTGCTTACTTCACACAGATTATATACTACGCATTTCTTAGAAGGATTCAGAAAGAGAAACGTCAGCTAGAAATCAAGAACAAGATTTTAACTAAGTCTGGATATGATCAGGTGTTCCACACCGATGATAAGTCAGGTCATTCAGACTATAATACCATCAAGGAGAACGTAGAGATAAGGATTAAGTGACATACCCTGTTACAATTGTAGATGACTTCTTTGAGAATCCTGATCAAATAGTAGAGATGGCAGAGGGGATGAAATACTTCACCCCTGACACAGGTAATTGGCCAGGTACTAGAACAAAGATGATGCACCTGGAGAATGATAGGTTCTTCAATTACTTTGGTGAGAAGCTCCATCTATTATTCCATGATCAGGCACCTGACTATTGGAACATGCAACTACACTTTCAAAGGATAGAACCTTTTGCGGGTGACAAGTGGGATAGAAGGAATAGAGGATGGATCCATCAAGACATTGACACATTCTTTGGTGGCATAGTATACTTAGGAAAAGATCCTGAACCAGATACAGGAACGTCGCTCTATCGTGTCAAGAATGGGTATGCTCTACAGTATGCAGATGAGATATCCATGAAGGAGAAATTATATAGAGGTGAGGAGATTAATATTGATGAGTATAACAGAGCATATGATTCTGCTCATGACCAATACATTGAGACTGTTAAGGTTGAGAATGTATACAATAGGTTTGTAATGTTCAATAACAAAGTTCACCATGGAGTGCAAACTTTTGGAACTAAACCTAGATTAACATTGAATTTCTTTGGTATGGCAATGACTGGTAAGCTCCCACCCCTTTTAAAAGCAAGATGAAGATAGCAATAATAACTGATCAGCATTTTGGTGCAAGGAAATCTAGTCGTACCTTCCATGATTTCTTTAAGAAGTTTTATGATAATGTCTTCTTTCCTACCCTAAAAAAACGCGGGATCGATACTGTCCTTGACCTAGGTGATACTTTTGATAACCGTAGGAACTTAGATCTATGGGCTGCTAAGTGGAGTAAGGATAATTATTTTACTAAGTTAAAGGAGATGGGTATTACAATCCATTCTTTAGTTGGGAATCACACTGCGTATTTTAAAGATACCAATAGGGTCAATACACTTGAGAGTGTCCTTGGTGAGTATGATAATATTAAGATCTATGATAAAGCTACTGAGGTTATGATAGGTGGTTTACCTATCCTATTCATTCCTTGGATCAACAGTGAGAATAGTGATGAGACCTATGCTCTCATTGAACAGAGTGAATGTCCAGTAGCAATGGGTCACCTAGAACTCAATGGGT